GGGCCAGCTATTGCAACTGGTCTTACATCTGCCCTAGGTGGATCTGCTTTGCAAGTATTGGCAAGACCATTCTCCAATCTAACACAAATGGTTAAATCATCATTAATAAAACCAGAGGTTGCTGGCAAAAAAGAAGCGCAAAAACTTGTTAAAGAAGCATTAGATTTTGATAAAACAAATATAAATAAAGCCATACAATACATAACCGAAAGATCTGGCAAACAATATGCTTTGGCTGATATTGGGCCAAATACAAGGGCTTATTTAGATGCTGTAAATGTGTTGCCAGGTAAAGGGAAAAAAGTAGCTCAAGATTTTCTCAAAAAAAGAAATGAAGGGATGTTAAATAGAATTACAGGTGATTTACAAGATGCCTTTGGGGCTAAAGCATCTTATTTTGAAACTTATAAAGCCCTAGAATCTGCAAGATCTGCTAATGGCAAAATTCTCTATAGCAAAGCAATGGAAAAGAAAATTCCTGTAAATGAAGAATTGGTTGATATCTTAAAAAGACCAAGCGCTAGTTCAGCTTTTGAAAAAGCGTATATCATGGCTGCTGAAGATGGAATTAAATTACCAAGAATAAATCTCAAAAACGGAAAAATGTTTACAGCAAAAGGAGAAGAAGTAAAAGCAATAGATACCCAGTTATTGCATTACATGAAATTAAGCCTAGATGATTCTATATATACATCAAGATCACCTACAAGCGGAGTTGGGGCAACAGAATTAGGTTTAAAGAAAAAAACCAAAAATGATTTTTTAAATTACATAGATCAAAATAATAAAACTTATAAAAGAGCTAGAGATCAGTGGTCTGGAACAACAACCATAATGGATGCTTTAGATCGCGGAAGAAAGTTTGATGCTCCCTCTATAAATGTAGAAGAACTCAGCGCAGAAATCGCAAAAATGTCTAAGTCAGAATTAGAGGCGTTTAGAAATGGAGTTTTAAATAGAATTATTGAAAATTTAGAAAATAAAATATCTTATGATGGTAGAGGAGCAAATCTTGCTCTTGAAATAGTAAAAAAACCTAAAAATAGAAGATTATTAAGACAAACATTCCCACCAACTGGTTTAGGAACGCAACAATATAAAAAATTTATGAACAACCTAAATGATGAAATAGAAATGAAAGATACTTCAAATGTTGTCATTGGTAATAGCGCAACTGCTGGTAGACAAGAAGCTGTTTCACGAATAAGGGGAGTTGTCGGCCCATCAGAAGTTCAAAATCTAAGTCCAGTCGGTTTGTTTTATACTATGTTAAAAGCAGACAATAAAGAAATGTCAGATAGAGCGGCTACATCCGCAGCAAGTGAGTTGGCTAGAATATTAACAGAAACAAATCCAACAGCTTTAAAACAAATTGCAAAAGAAATAGAAAGCAAAAAAACTTTTAAGGGAATACTAAAAGATTATCTACCAACAGCAACAGAAAGAATTGTGAGAGCGCCAATAAGCCCACAAGTCGTTGCTGCAGAAGCAAATGTTTTTGGTCAATATGCTCCAAGAACTCCAAGCATACAAGAATTAACAGATAGGTTATTGACAATAGAAGAATAGATCCATGTCCCATCCAACCCATAGAATTGGTCTATCGGGTGAATATCTGACAGCTTCTATCCTCTCGCTTATTTCAGACAATGTATTACTCACACCCAACGCTGGTTTAGCTGATTTAATATTTGAATACGAAGATACTTTCTACAGAGTACAAGTCAAAAGCAAATCAAAACAAGAACTGCACAAAAAGAATTGGCGGTTTGATCTTCGCAGAGGATCGCATACTAAAGACAGAGAATATAAAAAAGGCCTAATAGATATCTTTGCTTTGGTTTCTTTAGAACACCGCAACATAGTCTTTATAAAACCACATACAGAAAATCAAATAACCATTGTTGATGAACACATGAAGAATAATGATGCCGTAAGAAACCTGCTAGACATCCTAGAAAATATTTAAAAAATAATCTTTATAAACTATCTATATCAATACAAATTTTATCTTTACTAGCAGTATGAATACCTACTCTAAGTAAATACTCAGCAACGCTATGAGGATCTTTTTTGTGATCTTTGCAAAAACCTAAAAAGTTTTTAACCAAATCTCTATCCATATAGACAGCCTTTCTACCATTCCTTTCTCTAAGGATTGGATCGTCAAAGTCTGCAAGATTCATATACACCTCTACATATTTTCGTAATAATCAATCAATTTATTTAAATACCACTTAGCCTTTTGTAAGTCCTGGATGTTTGCATCCTTGTACTTATGTCTATGTATGTATTTAATAATTGATCCTTCCAGATATGATGGAAACTCTGCGCCTAGTTGTTGTTTGATGTAATCAATACATTCAAGTCCGCCCTCGTTGTAATGGGGTGGATGATTAACCATATCCTTTTTAGCCCCATTCCATTCCTCTGGTTTTGCATTATCAATACTCATTAAAAACTCCCTTTTTTTTAAATAATCTTACCAAAATTAGCAAATATGGTTTATTATAAGCATATCTTGGAAAAATTGGGAATAATATGGAAATAAATAATAATAAAATCTTTGACATAGATAACACTATTGACACCGAAACTTTGGCTAAAAGATGGGGTGTAAGTAAAAAGACTATAGACAACAGAAGATCAAGGGGTGATGCACCACCTCATTGGAAAATTACAGGAAAGATATACTTTGATATCAATGATGTAATTGCTTGGGAACAAGCTCGTTATATTTCCAAAGATGCCAAGTAAACACGCTTTATTATCACCATCATCTGCGGACAAATGGACGATCTGTCCAGCTATGCCTAGCGAAGCAGCAAAAGTACCATTCACCGCAAGCGTGCCAGCAGCTACAGGTACATTAATTCACCAGATGTCAGAGATATTAATGAAAGATATGTTAGATGGTGATATATCTTTAGAAGATTATTGGCTAGGTAAAACAGAAGCAATAGAAAACTTTGAGATAGAAATAGATCAAGACATGATTGATTGTGCAAGGATCTATACAGAGTATGTAGAACAAAGAACAAAAGAATTAAATGGCAGACTATTAATAGAAGAAAAAGTAGAGATACCAGAGATCACACAAAGTTGTTGGGGTACAGCAGACGCAATAATACTGGCCAAAGATAAGATTGCAGTTATAGATTTAAAGTCTGGTAAATGGCAAGTCAGCCCTGAAAACAACAAACAGTTAATGATTTACGCATTAGGTGCATTGACTAGGTATGGCAATGCAGATACCGAAATGGAACTAACAATCGTCCAGCCAAGAGGAGTTAAAAGAGAAAAGGCTATAAAGACTTGGCACACAACCGCAGAATATTTGGTTGATTGGGCGTACGATTTTCTGAAACCACGAGCAGATGCTTGTATGGACGAAAACCCCGTGCATGTGTACGGGGATCACTGTAGATTCTGCAATGGTCGCAGCGTCTGCGAAACTTATAAACTTAGAAACGGAGAGAAAAATGTCTGAAGAAAAGAAAGAAGAACTTACATTTACCTTTGAGGATGGTGGAACTGAATACAAGGTAGATGATTTAAATGATGAAAATAAATTGCTTTATAACAAAGTAGTTTTATGCAACAACCAAAGGAGAGATTTGCTAAATCAAATTGCAAACCTTAACTTTGAGGTTGAAAAACTAGAGTTATTATCTCAACACTACAGCAATCTACTCAAAGATGCTGTTGAGAATGATGGTAAAGAAGAAACTGTTGAGGTGGTGAAATGAGCCTAGCGGATATCAGAAGTAAAGGTAAACAGAAACCGCCTAGGATTATTCTCTATGGTGGTGCAGGGATTGGTAAAACAACCTTTGCATCAATGATGCCTAATCCAATCTTTATTCTTACAGAAGATGGAATGGGAACAATACAAGCAAATCAATTTCCATTGTGTCCAGCTTTTGAAAAAGAAAAGGAGCATGAGGATGACAAACATCTTGGCGTGATGCAAAGACTAAGGGAGTTAATAGAAGAAGACCATGAATTTAAAACTGTGGTAATAGATTCTATAGATTGGTTAGAGCCAATGATTTGGGATAAAGCGTGCCAAGATAATGGTTGGAAATCTCTAGAACAGCCTGGTTACGGCAAGGGATATTTTGAAGCATTAAAATATTGGCGACAATATTTAGACTTACTTAATGTGCTAAGAGAAGAAAAGGGAATGATTACTCTGCAAATAGGTCATCATCAAATCAAAAGGTTTGAATCTCCAGAGATTGAGCCTTACGATCGTTATGAGCCTAAACTTCATAGAAAAGCATGTGATCTGGTTATGGAAAACTCAGATTGTGTGTTTTTTGCAAATTATAAAATGGGTACTGTTAAAAAACAGGGTAAAGGTGGATTGAATACAAAGGCAGTTCAAGGCGATGCTGTTGTTTATTGTAGAGAAAAACCATCACATCTTGCTAAGAATAGATACGCATTACCAGACTTTTTACCTTTTGAGTGGTCAAAGATTAGAGAGGCCATGATAGGAGAAAAGAAAGATGGCTAGACTAAATGAGATAGATAGACTAGATCAGTCTATGAACAGAGTAGTTAGCGTCATTAACAAATATGTTGATAGCATTGATG